TGAGTCCTGCATACATCATTATCATTGCAGCAGTCTGAGCACGGTGCGGAGTGTCACAGATCCACTGCTGCTCTTCCTCAGTCAGAGCTCGCCGGTTCTCTGCCGGTTGACTCTTCGGGATCCGGACAGCTCTTGCCGGATTGTAGTCAATGACACGGTTATCAACGGCAAGCTGCAAGATCTGAGAGCACATTCCCTTGATCTGCTTCAGAGTGTACTCCGACAGCTGAGAGTTATCAACGATGATCTCCTGTATGTCTTGAGTGCGTATCTTCGGCAGCGGCATATCATACAGGTGGTCTATGTACTTCTCTTTCGAGACGTATGTGCGGTATTTCTTGTCTGAGATCTCTGATTTTTTCAGTTTCAGCCACGATGCCGCCCAGTGTCCGAAGGTGTCACGCTGAGCTGACACGTCCAGTCCCTTACCGAGTTGTGTCCGGACTTCATCAATCTTGGCGTTGAGCTCCTTCTGAGTCGCAGCATACACATACTTATACTTCTGGTTTCCGAGGTATACCTTAGCCTGATAGCGTCCGTCCGGGCGCATTTTATTTCTCGTCTTTGCCATAAACTACACCTCCGGTCTATAAATCAGTAATTTCCCTTGCTCAGAACGTCCAGATGCCGCCTGTAACGCTTCGGGATGTCTATGCCTACCAGATACCCTATGGAGTGCAGAAAGTCAGAAATAACCGCAAATCCGTCCTTGTAGAACGCTTCTATGCGCTTATCCTTGAACTGTATACCCTTGTAATCCGGCGGACACACGAAAGTCCAGTCAGCTCCGCTCTTGTCCAGAACGATCCGGAAGAACTTGTCAATGTCGGTATCCTTATAGCCTGTTTTCATCAGGAGTATATGATGCTCCATAGCTTCGTCTATCTGGCTCATAATGGCTGTCTTGCCGTCAAAGGATATAAGAACCAGTAACGGCTCGTCTGCTGCCATAGCAGCGCGTACGGCGTCTTCTGAGGGGTATTTGATTATATCCATGGTATTTCTCCTCTCAGTATCTTTGGTTTATTATTAGAAATTGGTTCTCAAATAGATTTAATTATTTTCTTTACAATGCCTACTATGTGAACCTGATTCATTTCTTCACGAGTATACCTCATCGGAGGATAACTATTATTGATTGATTCTAATATAAGTTCATTATCTGTACAGAATGCACGTTTAACATACCCATTATCTGTGCCATCGTTCGGTATGGCTACTATAATATCTCCATTTTCAAAACATTCTTGTTTTAGAACGATTATTATATCTCCATTTTCTATTTTAGGGTACATGGAATCCCCTTGAACAACTATTGCCAATGTGTTTTCGGCATCATAATCGGATTCAATTAAAACTGGTTCGTAACCTACTATATTATCATCGGCGTAGGCACCGAAGCCAGCTGATACAGTTTTAAATATCGGTATTTTTCTTATTTTACTATTTTCTGCATAATTAAAATTGATTTTTTCTACTTTGGTATCAACATCATTTTTTTCCATAGAAACATTATCGTATCCCAAAAGCCAAGGTTCATTGACATTTAGAGCTTTTGCTATTAAATAAGTTCGTTCTTGTTTAGGTGTAAAAGCTCCAGACACATATTGACTCATTGCAGATTTAGGGATACCAGTTCTTTCACACAATTCAGATTGAGTGATTTTTTTAATACTCATAGCTTGTTTTAATCTATCACTAAAGCTTTTCATTACTGGGCCCTCCTTTCTAATATATATGATACCATATGCAGTTTAGAAAATCAAGATTTTTTTAAAAAAAGTTTAGAAAAATTGAAAAAACATCTTGACAAGTTTAAAAACATGTGTTATACTTAGTTTAGAAATTCTAAACTGAAAGGTGGTGAAAAAGTGTCGTTTCAATATGATAAGCTTAGAGGGAAAATAAAGGAAATCTGTAAAACAAATGAAGAATTTGCAAAGCGAATGGGATTGTCACTTGCCTCTATATCGCAAAAACTTAATAACAAATCGCAATGGACACAACCCGAAATATTCAAGGCTGTTGATATTCTTTGTATTGATTGTACAGATATTCCGGCATATTTTTTTACACCTACAGTTCAGAAAACTGAACTAAACACACCCACAGCTGAAAACGATGAAAGATGAAAGGAGTAAGAATGAACGACATTCAGATTTTCAAGAACGACAGCTTCGGAGCTGTCAGGACAGTAGAGGTCAACGGTGCACCGTATTTCGTAGGCAAGGACGTTGCTGAAATATTAGGGTATAGCAATACCAGAGACGCCTTGTCCAGACATATTGATTCTGAGGATAAAGCTGACGTCGGGATTCACGACGGTAGCCAGACCAGAAATGTTACAGTCATCAACGAAAGCGGACTCTACAGTCTGATACTTAGCAGCAAGCTCCCGAAGGCGAAGGAGTTCAAGCACTGGGTAACAAGTGAGATACTCCCGACAATCCGCAAACACGGCGCATATATGACCGATAAGACGCTTGAACAGGCGCTTACATCGCCTGACTTTCTGATAAAGCTTGCAACACAGCTTAAAGACGAGCAGGCGCAGCGTAAGGCACTTGAAGCAAAGATTGAAGCAGATAAGCCCAAGACCATATTTGCGGACGCGGTATCAGTAAGCAAGACATCGATACTTGTCGGTGAGCTGGCGAAGCTCCTGAAGCAGAACGGAATAGACATTGGACAAAATCGTCTTTTCGCATGGCTCAGGGAGAAAGGCTATCTTATAAGCCGCAAGGGTACAGACTACAATATGCCTACACAGCGGAGCATGGAGATGCAGCTCTTTGAGATCAAGGAGACAAGCATCACACACGGCGACGGACACACAAGCATCACCAAGACCCCGAAAGTGACCGGTCGCGGACAGATTTACTTCATAAACCTCTTCATGAAAGGAGCGTAACTATGAAAAAATCATATGTTTATAACTGGTCGGAAGTACCGGTAATACTGGACGTACCGGCAGTATGTACAATACTTGGCTTGACTCCGGACACAGTACAGAAGCTTCTCAGGAGCGGACAGCTCAAAGGCTTCAAGATCGTCCGCAGCTGGCGCATCAATAAGTCCGATCTTATGACATTCACAGGAGAGTCAATCGATGGGTAAGATAATGGCAGTGCTGCTGCTTGCCTACGGACTGCTCTCTCTGGTGGACTACATCGGGCAGTTCCGGAGCTGGACAAGCAGGATAAGAGACCACGCAAAACAGCGCAGATTGCGCAGGAAGGCTATCGAAACTAACCTGATGCTGTACAGGCATACAGGTGAGGAATATTACATAGAGCGTGTAAAGGCGCTCGGAAGGAGCTAATTATGGAAATGACCAACAGTGAGATCAAGGCAAACGTATTACAGGCAGCAGACCAGAGAGCTCAGATCAGGATCTGCGCAGAACTGAACGACGTATCGGTAGATTGTATCAAGGCGATACTTAAGGAGCAGGGCGTAGATCTGAGGGAGCTCAAAGGTGCTATGAAGCCCAAGCAGCGTATGGCAGAGACCAATTACCCGAAGGATCGTAAGAAGTACACAAGGAAGCTGAATCCGGAAGAGCTCGTACCGGACAGACTCCAGGGCGCTCTAGCAGCTATAAGAGCAGAGATCGCAGACATCAACCGGCAGCAGTACCAGCTTGATATGCGCAAGGGCGACCTCTACAACCAGATCTGGGATATGCTCGCGGAGGTGGAATGATGAAATACTCGCTTTATGACACATATGAAACAGAGACTATTCCCGGCGATCTGATATGTATGTCAGACAGCATGGAGGAGATCAGAACAGCAGCCAAGCTCAGGCGTGAGGAGACTGACGGTGAGTGCGATCTGTACGTGATGGAGAGGGTGGAGGAATGAAAGGAATATTTATATTAGGCTACGGTATTAAGGAAATTGACGTAGAGAATACTCTGGAAGCCTTGCAGGAAGTTGTTGATGGTTGCATAGAGACGGTGCCGATTCTTCCTGGAGAGGCAGTGATGATAGTAAACGAAGAAGGTAAACTCCGTGGAATGACTGCAAATGCCATGGCTTCTATCGTTTCAGGAAGACATATAGTCGGGCCCGCTCTCATAGTTGGAGTAAACGGAGAAGAGTTCACCGATGTTCCTGCAAAGGTAAAACGGATCGTCAGAGTTAGATACGGAGGTCCGCTATGAAAACAAGTGATTTCTTCACCAGAATGCCGTGTATTGTGCGAATGAATGAGTGTTACCCTGACAAGCTGGACATAGCTGATGATGATAAGATAGTTCGGGTTGAACATCACAAGACGGCATATCCCTACTACACAGTGTATTATTTCCACAGGATCTACAATGATGACAGGATTTACAAGTGCTCAGCACGGTTCAAAGTTCTTCCGGAGATAGTCAAACAGTGGATAAGCAAGCGTGTACCGTTTGAAAACGGTTTCCGCATCAAGTGGGAGGGCGATGAAGAAAACCCTCAGCTTACATTTGACATGGGGTGCTGATATGACAGTAGACGAGAATTTTACCGACAAGCACGGACGCAGCTGCTTAGTATTCTCAGGTGTAAAGAAGTTTTCAGACGTTTATGATTGGCTATTCAATCATTACAATGGGTACAAGTTTGCTATTGTTCTTGATTGCAGCATGAGTGAACATCCGGAAACCGAAAACAAGATATATGTGAATTTCCTTGATGAGCTTCATGAAGAAGCAGCTCTTGAAGCAGGATATATAATGATCTTGAACTGGCTAAGACCACATCATACGGTGATTTCGGGAAGTACTTGCAGAAACACTATAATAATCGGGGTAGTGGCAACGATCAGTATGTTATCGAATCGTTCAATGGCGGAAGCAACAAGCTTTACATCCGCTTGGATAAGGAAAAAGTCACATACGAGCTCACCTGGAACAAGGCAGCAAAGCTCATTCACAAACACTTACACGGAGAAAGGAAGTAATCTTATGATAACACTTACAGATAAGAGCGGCGTAGCTTTTGAGATCGAAGCAGCTGCAATCACCAAGGTAGAATCACTCAACCCTCTGTCAGCTCTGGCACATCACGCTAAGTCGGTAATAACAATCGACAGCATCCGGCAGACGATGGTCAAGGAAGATACATACTCTATCATGAACATGATCATCAGGGAGGTAATGAAATGAGCACTAAGCAGAAAGCAGCTCTGATTGCGGACAAGGTTATGCGCTTGGCGTTCCTGTGCAGAATGACTCTTGTAGTTAGCTCAGAGGACGTTCTGAGAGACTTCGGAGCTGAGGATATAGACTTTTTATATGGGAGGATATTCAACAATGGAAAAAACACACTGGAAGAAAATGACCAATCCTAACTATATGGGGGATTACTCCATACCGGAAGGATGCGATCTGATAGCTACTATAGACTATGTAGCTCAGGAAAAGGTCACAGGAGTCGGCGGTAAAACTGAGATGGAGGTTGTTGCTCATTTCTCAGACGGTAATAAGCCGCTGATTCTTAACAAGACTAACATGAAGACCATTCAGAGCGTTTATAAGACGCCTTACATAGAGGACTGGAAGGGCAGGAAGATACAGATTTACTTCGACCCGACAGTCAAGTTCGGACGTGATACTGTTGGCGGACTCCGCATCAGGCCTTTCGTGCCGGCGCAGCAGCAGGTCTCTCTCAGATGCAGCGATTGTGGCGGAGAAATTAAACCGGCATTTGGTAAAGATGCCAACTGGGTATCGATGTACACTCACAAGAACTACGGAAAGGAGCTTTGTGCTGAATGTGCTCAGAAGCTCAAGGAGAAAATGGACGCTCAGAAGGCTCCGGATCCGTTCGGGAGTGTAGACAATGTGTAAGATATGCAGGCAAATGCCTTGCAGCCGGCGGTGCCCGAACTATACACCCAAAAAGGTACTTCGCTGCTTCAATGGCTGTCCGATTTACGAGGGAGAGGACTACTACGAACTACCGGACGGCTCTGTATTCTGTGAACATTGCATAAATTCATTTATCAAGACTGCGGAGGCGGATGAAGATGAATAAGCACAATCTTACATCAGATAACTACTTCTCGCCTGAGATGAACATGAAATATATGAGCTGTTCTCAGTTCAAGAGCTTTATGCGCTGTGAGGCTTCCGCTTTGGCGGAGCTTCACGGCAAATATAATAGGCCTGTGACAGATGCGCTGCTTATTGGCTCATATGTTGATGCACACTTCGAGGGGACTCTTGACATCTTCAAGGCACAGCATCCGGAGATATTCACAAGGAACGGAGAGCTGAAAGCACAATACAAGCACGCTGAGTATATGATTGAGCGTGCAGAACGTGATCCTAAGTTCATGCAGTTCATGGCAGGAGACAAGCAGGTTATAATGACCGGAGAGATAGCAGGTATACCGTTCAAGATTAAGGTAGACAGCTTGCATCCTAACGCTATCGTAGATCTGAAGACCGTGAAGGATGTTGAACCAGTATGGAACCCTGATACACGTCAGAGAGATCATTTCATTAACTTCTGGGGATATGATACACAAGGCGCTATATACCGCGAAATAGTCCGGCAGAATACCGGAGAAGAGCTGCCGTTCTATATTGCAGCTATCACTAAGGAGAAGCCGGAACCGCGTCTGCGGCTCTATTGGGTACCGCCCGAAGATCTGAGTATGAAGCTGGACGAAGTTAAAACACTGGCTTCACGGTATCAGATGATAAAGGACGGACTGTTGCAAGCTCAGAGCTGCGGAAACTGCGATTACTGCCGCTCCACAGAAGTACTCACGGGTCCAATTAACTACCATGAAGAACTGGAGGTATATGAGGTTGAGTGAGAAACAAAACGAAAAAAAGGACTTTATGAAGGCAGTAAAGATCCTTATTGATACCAGAGAGCAGAAGAATCAGCATATAGTTGAGGTCCTTGACAATCTGGGTATCATGCATCAGAGCCAGAAGCTTGACTACGGTGATTACAGCTTCACAGTAGGGGACAAGGACTTCTCTCACAGCTGCGTAATTGAGCGCAAGGCTGACATTGATGAACTGTACGGGAATGTTACTTCTGATCGGGAACGCATCGAAAAGGAGCTTGATACTATATTCCGTAACGCTCAGCAATGCACGCTGCTGCTTGAAGATTGCTCAGGGTGGGAACATCTTAAAGGCTATGAGATACCCGAAAACGTTGCTGAGAAGCAAGGACGAAAGGTCCGGAACATCGGTGCTACTGTGTATGCTTCACTGCAAGCGTGGAAATGCGGCAACAGATACGGCTTTACAGTTGAGTTTTCTCCGGTGCCGGCTAAGTCAGCATTGAAAATACTTGAAGTCTTCTACTGGTACTATCACAACTACAAGAAGCAGACCGCACCAAGAAAATGAAGAAAACAGACCCAATATTCGCACCTGAGAACAAGTACGGATATAAGATAGCGATAAATCACCCTCTTATACAGCCGCTGTACGAACGATATAAACGCAAGCTCGGGGAGCGAATACTCTCCGATGCTCAGCGTTTTGAATTTGAACGAATAATCCTTGAAAAACTGGAGAAAGGAAGTAAAAAGCATGAATAAAGTATTATTGGTTGGTCGCCTGACCGCGGATCCGGAGCTCAGGCAGACTCAGAGCGGCGTTTCTACTTGCCGGTTCAATGTGGCAGTAGACAGGAAGTTCGCAGATAAGGCAACAGGGGAGAGACAGGCGGACTTCGTATCCTGCGTAGCTTGGAGGCAGACAGCTGAATTTGTTACGAAGTACTTCAACAAGGGCAGTATGATCGGACTGGAAGGCACGCTTCACACAGATAAGTATACAGACCGGAATCATCCGGACGTGACTCACTATACAACAGACGTTTACGTTGATAATGTTGAGTTCGTAGGCTCCAAGAAGGACAACGGCGGCAGCTCATATACCCAGCCGGCACAGCAGACAGCTCCTCAGGCGGTCGCTCAGCAGCCGGCACAGGATAACAGCAATATGTCTTACGGCAGCCTCAGCGAATTTGAGGAGATACTCAGCGACGGAGATGTTCCGTTCTAAATAAGGTGGTGTAATAATGGCAGAAAGAAATAGTTTTGTTGTATTCTGTGACAGGATTAAGGAACTTGAAATGTTGTCAGATGAAGAGTGCGGACAGCTCTTCAAGGCTTTGATGTATTACGTGAGCAAAGGTCAGGAATTTGAAACTGATTCTCTGCCATTGAAATTGCTATTTAGTGTCTTCAAAAGTCAGATTGACCAGAATGGTGAAAAGTACCAAAAGAAGAAAGAAGCGAACGCAGAATACTATCGGAAACGTAGAAACGGTAAGAACAATTCAGCAAATTCAGAAAATTCAGTCGATTCAGAAAATTCAGAAAATTCAGCGAGTGATACTGATACTGTAACTGTAACTGATACTGATACTGTAACTGTAACTGATACTGATACTGTAACTGATACTGTAACTGATACTGGTAATATCCTAAAGGATATTATTAATAATCATAGTAGTAGTCATAGTATTAATAATATTACTGGCAACAAGGCTACAACAACGACAACGATTCCTTCCCGTGAAGAAGTCGTGGCTTACTGCAAGACTCATAACAGCTGCATCGATGCTGAACGCTTCGTTGACTACTACACCGCTAACGGGTGGATGATAGGTCAGAACCCAATCAAGGACTGGAAAGCGGTGCTCAGGCAGTGGGAGCGTAAGGAATGAAGAAGAATCCTGCACTTGATATGAGCAATCCGATGAATGAAGGGATGATGTAATGAGCGGATACGGAGAGATACTTCGGGAACTGTGCCCGGATATGCCTGAGATGGATATACCGGAATTTCCCCGGAAGAGTATGAAGCCAAGAGAGCAGAATGGTACAACGCACGTCCTGGCACACTGAACGAAGAAGACGGCATTGAGTGTTCTATCTGTCATAACAAGGGAACTATTCAGAGACCGGACGGCAGCATTCAGGAGTGTGAGTGCATGAACCGGCGCAGATCTGTACAGGGAATGAAGATAAGCGGTCTGGGTGGCCTTCTGAGCAAGTCCTTTGAATCCTTCACAGCTGTGGATCCGTGGCAGATCAGAGCCAAGAAGATGACAATGCACTATGCTGCTACGGCTATCAGTGATTGGATGTACTTCGGAGGTCAGCACGGCTGCGGTAAAACTCACCTGTGCACGTCAGTCTGCAAGGCTCTTATAGACAGAGGCAGGACAGTTAAGTATATGCTCTGGAACGATATTTCCCAGAAATTGAGCGCGTACAAGTACAAGGCTGACGAATATGCAGCATTCCTGGACTCAATCAAGACTGTTGATGTGCTGTACATAGACGATTTTCTGAAAACGCCGACAAACGGAGAGAACATACCGGAAAAACCCTCAGCTGAGGAGCTGCATAATGCTTACGTGGTAATCAATGCCAGATACTTCGCGGACAAGCTTACAATCATAAGCTCCGAACACTTCCTGAGTGAATATGAGGACTATGACGGAGCTGCATCGGGACGCATCAAGGAAAAGGCATCAGCCACAATCCAGATACTGCGCTCCCCGGAGAGGAACTACAGGAAAAGGTGAGAACATGGATGAAATCATCAGAAACGCAGATACGCTATACGAGGTAAAGGCAAGGAAATACAGCAGCATCTCTCCTGAGCTGAGTCAGATGCTCTGGCATGAAGCTCTGAATGAGACACTTGCTGCATCGAAAACAAAGGAGAAATACTATGAACCGAAAGAAGAAACCAACATACTACATACACGGGCAGTCTGAGCAGCTGTCCAGAGACGTACATGAGTCAATTGAGCTGGGTGTCAGCTACGGAAAGTACATGGAGCTCAAAAAGAAGGGAATGGTAGATGTTTATAGACGGCGTTTACTATACGGAAACTGAGCTGAAAGCTTATATCAAGCAGCTTCAGGCAGAGATCAAGATGCTGCGTGAGACCATAGATAGAAACAGGGAGGAAGAGTATGAATAAGATAGATATTATCAAAGACAGCACTGAACTCAGGAAGCTTATAGCTGAGAATCCTGAGCTGCCTATAGTGGTCATGGTCGGCGAAGAAGCAGCCGTTGAGGGTTGGTGCTATACATACTGCACAAATGTACGCTGTGAAGTCGGAGAGGTACTTGATTGCGAATGCCCTTGGGAACCAGAGAAAGTTTACAATGACAAGATAGAATTCGAGGAAGATCTTGCAGACTATATACTGGAAGAAAATGAGGACAGGCACCACAGAGTGACTGACGCACAACTCGAGCGAATCTTGAAAGTATGGAAAGACACATATGCTCAGTACTGGCGTAAGGCTATAATCGTCAGGGCTGATAATTGAGGAGGCAAGCAGAATGACTGAACTTAAACCTTGTCCGTTTTGTGGCGGTGAGGTTAAGATACAAGTCTGTGACGATGAGGGTAACTTCCGTGATGATGAATATGAGCTTGATGCTTGGAGTGGTTTAGGATTTTTAATCGTACATGATGTTGAATCTAATCCAAACTGTCCAATTGCAGAATATAAGGGAGAACCCTTAGGCGCATATATTTACAATAGTCGTGACGCAGCAATTATTGAATGGAACAGGAGGACTGAAAATGACGATTGATGAAGCTATTGCAATCATGGAGGACCCGACAAAGCATACGATGACGTGTTCACAAGGTGAGTTAACTTCATGGCTCAGAGAGCTGAAAGAAGCAAAGCGACTGTTGAAAATGGCTGTTGAGGACTTGGAAAGACTTGGAGGTGCTGAAATATGCTTTTCATACTGTGATGAAAGATGTCCTTTCTATTGCATTGGAAGATGCGAAGAAAAACACTGGAAGCATCTTGATGAAGTCTTAACACTGATAGGAGATGATACAAATGAATGAGTATATAAGCAGAGAAGCAGTATTTCGAGTGGTTCATGGAATAGCCAGAGGAATAGCTACAAAAGATACAGAAGCTTTGAAAGCAAAAGACACGAAAACATTCTATAAAATAAAGGGTGCTAAAGAAATACTGAATTCAGTTGATACCGATTTATGCTATATTCCCACCGCAGACGTACAGCCCATTAAACATGGGCTGTGGGAAGAAATAACCTATTATGGCGGTTGGGGTGACACACATTATCGCTGTTCAGTATGCGGTGAAGATTGGTATCTTGTAGACGGAACGCCACAGCAGAATAATATGAACTTCTGCCCGAAATGCGGTGCTGATATGAGAGAAAAGGAGTGATATAAATGAAGTATTCATGTTTTAATTGCTATCACTATGCAAAAAGTAGGGTTGATGAAGAACCTTGTGTTAGCTGTAAGCAGAGGTCACACTTTCTGCCAGAGCCGGAGTATTCAAGGCAAGCTACACTTGCCCTTGAAAAAGAACTTAAAACAAAATACAACTACGATGATGAAAGAATAAATCAAATCATAGATAGCTTTCTTGTAAAGGTAGAGCTGAAAAATAAAGGGAAGTGGTCTGATTGCTATACAGATAGTCACCATTACAGCGGTATATGTTCGGTTTGCGGTCATGCGTCAATCAAAAGTCTTACAGAAAGTTTGTATGAGTATTGTCCTCGATGTGGTGCAAGAATGGAAGGTGATACAAATGCCATCGGCTGAGTATAACAGAAGGATGAAAGAACGGTGCAAAATGGATTGTTTCCATTGCCCTTTCCCAGACTGCCGGAACTCAGCTCCGCCGACTAAGGCAGAGAAACAAATGATCCGTGACGCCTTCGGTGCTGATGATCCCATCCAGATCAAGCGCAAGCAGCAGGAGCAGAGAGAGTACAACCGGATCTATAGTAAGCTCTACTACGAAAAGAAGAAGGAGGCAAGAGCATGAGTTGCGTATGCTGCGGAATACCAGTACCGGAGGGGAGACAGATCTGCTGGGTGTGCGAACATCGCCCGAAGAGAATCCAGTACAAGAGATGAAAGGAATAATCAAGGAAATACTCATACACATAGGTATCATGATTTATGCGGCGCTCGTAGCCGGCATAGTGTACTATCTGCTGTGAGTAGAGGAGGGAATGACAATGCTGCAAGGAATATTTATCATATCACTGCTTGCGTTCTGCTTCTGGGGAGTGTTCAGGAGGATAGACAGTCCTCCACCCTCTTCGGACGGAACGTACAGTGCGGAACTGTCGAATCAGATTCGTAAGATCAGCTACCTCAACGATCAGTTACAGGCAGTTGAGGAGCTTATCATTGACATACAACTATCTGACTGCAACCATCACAAGAACGTTCGTCTGGACTGGCAGACATCATACGGTAAGAACCTGTCAGCAGATGTGTGGGTCGATGGAGACAGTCAGGTGACAGCTCAGACACTGGCATTAGCAGAGGAGAGGGAGAGGGAACTCACCTCTACCCTGTTCCGTGAAATGGACAAGCTAAACGCTCTACGGCATAAGCAAAACGTAAGCAGAACGATAGTTATAAACCGCAGGGGGGAGGACGAAGAGAGTGTATGACGCACAGTCTGGAAACGTATACTGCGACTGGTGTCATGCATTACTTGGTAATATCAACGGAGAGGGCAACTACTTCGCCCTCATCCGCACCAAGTACTGCCCGAAGTGCAAGACGTTCGCACGATCGGAAAGCAACCGTGCGGCACAGAGAGCATACCGGAAGCGGAAACGACTTGAAAAACAACAGCTTGAAATCAAGCTTGATCTACTGGAAGAAGAGAACCGGCTCCTCAGGGAGAGAGTCAAGGAACTAAGGAGGAATGAACTATGAACATCAAGGACATCGACCGTATCATCAGGAAGACAATACACTGCTATGAGCACAAAGGACCGTGCAAGCGCTGTGATTCACAGTTCGCCTGCTCCATGAAGTATTTAGCTCTTGATCTGCTCTGGGGAGGTGCTTACTGATGGTTGTATCTGCAACACTTGACTCACCGTGCCGGGGCTGTACTGATCGCTGCGTGAGATGCCATAGCAGCTGCGGCAGATATGCGGAGTACCGGCAGGAACTCGACCGGAGAAAGCAGGAGCGCTATGCTGCACACGAACAGTATGATCTTACGGTAGCACTCACGAGAGAGCTCAGACGCAGAGTAGATAATCGTATTTTAGGGAGGAAGTACAGATGACAGGAGTATTTATTGCCGGTGCTGTAACCGGTGTCGTATGTTTCATATTTGGTTTCGCGATCTGCGCGATGATCAAGGAGGCTGACGATGACTAATCGGGACAAGCTCAGCAGGACGTGTATATATGACTTGATGATAAATATGGCACAGTGGACATCTCAGTGCGTGCTGCTACTGGTATCGGATATGTCTCTTGATACGAAATGTGACCGATGTCGGAAGTACGAGTACGGGAACTGCGAACGCTGCATACAGGACTGGCTTAATGAGGAGGTAACAAATGACGGAAAATGAATTTCGTATAAGACAATGGTTGAATCATGCGTTTTATGCAGATAAGAAAGCGGAAGCACTTAGGATGCTTGTAGAACAACACAGAGAGCGTGCAACAGGGCTCGTGAGAGCGTCAGAGTGTAATGACACTGGCAAGAGTAGCACGTCAAAAAACGGCACAGAAAGTGCTCTCATGCAGCTTGCAGATATTGAAGCACGTTACGCAGTGTGTAGGGAAGAAGCAGATAAAGCACTATCACAGATATGGGAAGCAGTAAAATCATTACATAACAACGACCTTGAAGCTGTAATCATAAACAGGTATCTTAATTCAATGACAATAGAACAAACCGCAGAATTCATGGGATACAGTATAGCAACGGTGAAACGTAAAACAAAAGAGGCAATTCAAAAAATGAGCCAAAATGAACTTGAATGAGCTACTATTTGCAAGTATAATGGTAGTATAGAAAGCAGGCGGAACCGGTAAAGATAGCTTTCCTGCGGTGCACATCTTATATCCCTTCGATGTGTCTCACCGCAGTTCTCTCCGCCTTGCATTCTTAATATTCCGATCGCGTTGTTTGGATCCTTTCATTCTTCCCGGTAAGACGGTCATCTTGCCGGGCACTCTCCGGCAGAGTGGAGCAATTGTGGCAGCTCGCTGGGTTCATACCCCAGAGGTTACGGGTTCGAGTCCTGTCTCTGCAACCAAAGCGTTTGATTGGCATTGTTATGAACTCCTTTCGGAAGTACCTCGGC